TTTTGTTCAACCAAAGGAATTATTGGTAAGAGTATTAGATGGGCACAACACTTCATGCCCGACTCAGAGTACTCAAAGTGGAATCACGTTGCCATTTTGGATAGATACGTGGACGGTAAGTGGTACCTCATTCAAGCGCAACCTAAAGGTATTACCGACAACTTAACTCTTGATGAATCTGCTTTTGGTGGCACGTTCGAGGTAGTGGAACTACCGAGAACAACGAACCGAGACCTTGTGTTGAGGTTCGCTCGCTCTCAGGTGGGCTTGAAATACAGTTATCTTAGCATACTTTCATGTGCCATTGACAACATCCTTCCAGACGCTATTTGTCTACGTAAATCCCGTACTTGGATTTGTTCTGGATTAGTAGCCGGTGCTTTGTGGTATGGAGGGTTCCCCAAAGCAATGCAATGGCCCGACTTGTACTCGATTACCCCTGCTGAGGTGGCAAACGCAGTAACAGAAAGATAAATTACATTATTGTTGTTTGTTGCTAACTTGTGTGTTAGAATGCTGAAAGGCGGACTAAACAAGGAGAATTACCTTGCAGGCACCAACAACACACGTAATTATTCCAGATACTCAGGCTAAGGCTGGAGTACCAACAGACCATCTTAAATGGATTGGTCAATACATTGTGGACGAGTTCCACGATAAACCTATTAAAATTATTCACTTAGGTGACCACGCAGACATGCCGTCTTTGTCCATGTATGACAAAGGCAAGAAGGCTATGGAGGGTCGCCGTTACAAACAGGACATAGAAGCAGCCAATGAAGCATGGAGAATACTTAATCAAGCCCTCACGGACTTCAATGCGAATCGTCGTAAGACCAGGCACGGTAAATGGAACCCTGAGAGGCACATCCTCCTTGGCAACCACGAAGATAGAATCAACCGTGCTGTCTCAATGGATGCACAACTTGAGGGAGTTGTTACCACCGACCACCTCGACTACGAGCGAAGCGGATGGAAAGTAAGTCCTTACTTAGAAATCCTGTGGTTGGACGGTGTTGCGTACAGCCATTACTTCTACAACCCAATGACCGGCAAGCCCCTAGGAGGCAACGTTGAAGCGAGACTTAAATCCATTGGCCATAGTTTCACGATGGGCCACCAACAGACGCTTGCGTACGGGCTTAGATTCGTCGCTGGCAAGAGCCAACATGGCCTTGTTGCGGGCGCATGCTACCTCCATGATGAAGACTATAAAGGCCCGCAGGGGAACGCACACTGGCGAGGAATAATTGTTAAACACGAGGTACGTGACGGTAGTTACGACCCCATGTTTGTATCGCTTGACTACTTATGTCGACGTTACGAAAAGATGCCACTGGTGCAGTTCATGAAAAAGAAATACCCAAACGTAGAGTATTCTTTTTAATGTGGTCATTTATTCTTGAAGGCATTGGTATGACCGGTGCGTATCTTGCTGGACGCAAAGTGTGGTGGTCATGGGTAATTCTTTTTGTCAACGCTTTTTTGTGGACAATTTATGGCTTCAAAACCCACCAATACGGCTTTTGTATTGCTAGTCTGTTCTATGGCCCAATCTACCTTAAAAACACAATCCATTGGAGGAAACGTGATAAGCGTATTCACTCCTAGTCACGACCCTAAGTACCTAGACCAGTGCTACCGTTCGCTCAACGAGCAGACCAATAATAACTGGGAATGGATAGTTCTCCTTAACGGCGATGCCGACTGGGACCCACCCAAGGACGCAAGGGTTGTGGTGTACTACTCCGTGGCAGAGGGCGTGGGTGCTTTGAAACGTGAAGCCGTATCATATTGTACGGGCGACGTGTACCTGGAATTTGACCACGACGACATACTTATGCCTAACGCACTCATGGAAGTTGAGTACGTTTTTGATAAGTTTCCTGATGTTGGGTTTGTATACTCTGACACAGCCCAAATCCTCGAAGATGGCAAGCCAGACGATTCTGAGTTTGACCCAGCCCACGGTTGGAAGTACTACGTAGAGGATGGATACAAGGGTGCTTTATCCTTTGAGCCTTACCCCCACAACCTTTCCTACATTTGGTATGCCCCTAACCACCTAAGAGCCTTCCGCAGGGACCTATACGACCAAATAGGGGGCTATAACGCCAATCTAGAGGTACTAGACGACCAAGACATTATGGCTCGTATGTACCAGGCAACCAAGTTCTACCACATTCCTGAGATTCTGTACCTGCAACGTGTGCACCCTGACAACACTCAGACAGTAAGAAATTCCGAAATTCAGACTGGCACCGTGGAGTTGTATCACCAGACTGTAGAGCGTAATGCCGTGGCCTGGGCTAACCGTGATGGTCTGCTTGCCCTTGACCTAGGTGCACACCACAACAAGGCTGAAGGGTTTCTCGGTGTAGACCTACGCCCTGGCCCTGGTGTTGATTACGTGGGTGACATTTTTGACATGGACATAGCCGACGACAGCGTTGGTGTCATCCGTGCTCACGACTTTATGGAGCACGTTGAGAACAAAGTGGCGTTCATGGAGTGGTGCTACGACAAGTTGGCACACGGTGGCATGTTGCTATCTATGACCCCAAGCAGTGATGGACGTGGTGCTTTTCAAGACCCAACACACATTGCGTTCTGGAACGAAAACTCGTTCTGGTATCACACCGACAAGACATACTCTGATTTCATTGATGGTCGTGTGCGTTTCCAGGTGTCATGCCTACGCAGTTTCTTTCCTAGCAAGTGGCACCACGACAATCACATTCCCTACGTTCAGGCTAACCTTATTGCGGTCAAAGAAAAAACCCACGATTTTGGTGGAATACTGAGTATTTGACAAACCTCCTTTAAGTGTGTATCGTTGGTACCACTCAAAGGAAGGAGCCAAATGAACCAAGTATCCAATCCCGTGATTACTGGTTTGCTTGTAGAGGAACTACACCTCAAGAGCCAAACACCCAAGCCCACTGCAAAGGGCACACCATTACGCTACTCATCGGCACACTCGTGTGCTCGTCAGCAGGCGTATGCAGCACTAGGTGCTGACCCTACCGAACCTATGGACCACGCCGGTGCATGGGTTACAGGTTTGGGTACCATCGTCCACGAAGCATTACAAGATGCGATTAGTCGTCGCTTCCCATCAGCCCAGTTCGAGGTCGCCTCTCAGATAGGAGATTTCCTATCAGGTTCGTGTGACGCACTCATTGACATTTACGACGTTGGTTCTGTCTATGGTGGCACACACGTCCTGTACGAACTCAAGACCATGGGCACCTACGCCTTTGACAAGCAGGTTGGGTGGAACCGTCTGCGTGGCACAATGGGTGTAGGTGTTGGTCCAGCAGCGAAGGCTGTTGCACAGGCTGGCATGAACGCATTAGGCATTGAAGCAGAGAATCCTGACATCCGTATCGAGACACTCGTCATGGGTAGCATTGGCTTTGAAGCATTGTCAAAGAACAAGGCTGAGAACATGGGTGTCGAAGGTGTCAACCGATTTCTTGCCGAGTTCGAGGTACCACGTTACGAGTGGGAGCCATTGGCATCAGAAGAGATTGCACGTATGGAAAGTGTCCAGCGTCTTTTGGAAGATGGCTACCTACCTATTCGCTCCGCTAAGGACGATGACAACAATGTGCTAACGTTGGACCCCAACGGTCGTGGATGGCAGTGCGACTATTGTGCGTTCCGTTCTGTCTGTGTAGACGACGGTCCGGCATCTATAAAAATCTCAAGCAGTTCAATGAGTAAAAGAAAGGAAGTACAGTGAACACCACATACCCAACAGTTACCATGACAGGTAGCGAAGTAGAATTGACCATGTTCCCCGATTGTACCGATGGCAACACATGGGCAGTAACCCTTAGAGAGGGAGACGATTCTGTCTTTCTCGGTATCACACACAACTACGAGGCATGCCTTGAGATGATGAATACCTTCATGGTCGCATTTGCTGCTCTCGGGTACAAACTAGATTCAAACTTAGGAGAAACAAATGCAGAGTAACGAGATTAACGAATTAGCAAGTGCACTGGTATCGGCTCAGGCTGAGTTCAGCGCAGTACCGAAGGGTTCAACTAACCCATTCTTCAAGAGCAAGTATGCTGCTTTGCCAGATGTAGTTGCAAGTGCAAGCCCAGTGTTGACCAAGCACGGACTAGCAGTTAGTCAGCACATCGCTACTGGTATGAACGGTGCAGACATCCTTGTCACTTACCTCATTCACAAGTCAGGTCAGTACATCGCTCACGACATGACACTTCACCTACCTAAGTCAGACCCACAGGGTCAGGGTAGTGCGGTGACGTACGCTCGCAGGTACTCGTACATGAGTGTGCTCGGTCTAGTTGCAGACGAAGATGACGATGGCAACAAGGCTAGTCAAGCACCTAAGTCAGCACCCAAGTCTAAGCAACCAACACCACTAGACAACATGCGTGAACTGCTAGCAAAGAAGTTCGATGAGCCAGCAGACCGTAAGGCTTTCTGTGAGGAGAGAGTTCAGCGTACATTGAAGTCGTTGAATGACCTTGAAGAAGCAGAGATTGTTGGCATCATCCTAGAGTTGTCATGACCAAGTGGAAAGAGTGCAGTCACGAATGGTTACTAAGTCTTACACCTAACCCTTACGTGTTCTGCCCTAAGTGCGAAGCATCTTTCAAACCACAGAACCAACAGATGCCTTACAAGGGCATAGTACCGGAGCAGTATAAGTAATGACAGTTATCATCGGTTACACAGACGGAAAAAACTACGCCATTGGCGGAGACTCAGGAGCCTTCGATGAAGGTGGACTGTATCAACTGACTGGTGAACCGAAGGTATGGAAGTCGGGCGATTCGTTAATCGGTGGTGCGGGTAGTTTCCGCATCATCGAACTCGCCCGCAAGTCAGGTCTTAACGACCCCTACGCTCTACGCAACCACCTGATAGAGTCTAACCCCGGTGGTGAGTGGAACTTGCTAGTAGTAACTAAGAAGGCATTGTACGAATTGTCTGATGACTTCTCTGTTGTTAAGTTTAAGGAGAACTATGCATCCATTGGTGCTGGCAACAGCGTTGGCACTGGTGCTATGGCTATCCTTGCAGAGCAGAAAGTAGAACCTGACGTGGCAGTTAGAACAGCATTAAAAATTACAGCACGTCACTGCAACATGGCTATGGCACCATTCACGGTGGTGAAGTCATGAGGAAGTGGGTGTGCCCGAAGTGTCTATTGCTGATAGAAGCAAGAGCAGAAGAAGTACTACACCGTTGTCCTAGTAACAAGTCTAGGTACACATCATTCGAAGAGAAGGAAACAGATGAAAAAGGACGTTGAATACGAATACCTACGTGAGCGGAACGAGATTCTGCTTGGACGTATAGAGGAATACATGGTCGAGAACCGTGACCTACAACGTAAGGTGCGTGAGTTGCAGTTGCATCTTTCACGCCTACGCCATCCGTCAGGGGAGGGCAAATGATTAAGTCAGCCATTGCAGTTTTAACTGCTATGACATCATTCTCTTTTCTCCCGACGAGCAAAGCAGAAGTACCACAACCAATCTTGGTAGAGACGGCAATGCCTACCCCCCCATTGTTGTCTCTACCTAGAGATGTACAAGCCAGATTCGCATGTGTTGCATACCGAGAGAGCCGTGGCAAGGTAGTTGATACCAATCCGGTATCAAACGCTCAGGGTATGTTTCAGTTCTTGCCTTACATCTGGCAGTACGCTCGACAGAACATCAAAGGTCTGCCACCTACACCGAACGAAGCAGACGTGTATCAACAACAAGCAGTAGCAGTATTCTATTACAACCGCAATGGCGGTCTTTACCCTGAATGGATGGATGGTTGCTAATGAACCCAACCTTTAACGCAATATTAAAAGAAGTACAGGACATGCACGACAAGAAGTCGAGAGATTACGGTCGTCCTGAGAACCCTTACTACAACATTCGTCAAAGCATGGCTTTTGGGATACCCTCATGGGTGGGTGCTTGTCTGAGAGCCAATGACAAAATGGGTCGTCTGCAACTTGCGGCTCAGGGTTCACTACTGGCGAACGAAGGCATTGAAGATTCTCTGCTCGACATGATTACATACTTGACCATCGCACTAGATGAGTTCAGGAATGGAAACTGATTACCGCAAGGCTCTTTGCATTCTGATAGATGAGGGATTTGTTACCACTGACCAGGTAAAACAGGCAGTGAGCAAAGCCAAGAAGTTACAGTACAAAGAAGGCCAAGACTCAGCGACATGGAAGTCGGCACACACGCTTGCAGTTGAACTACGTGAGTTGTGTGTGGCGAACGGATACAAAGCATTCAGTATCAACAAGTCTTCGATGAGTGACATCGAGTACTTGCTACGTGTCACTAACCACACCGAAGAAGAAGTACGTGGTGTTATTCAATGGGCTACATCGGATTCATTCTGGTCACCCGTGATACTCAACACCACACAACTGCGTAAACACTTTGACCAGTTGTTCA